TGGACGTCACCGCCCGGCACAAAGTCGGAGTCTGCCACGGTGTTGTCCGTGTCCGTCGATTCGGCCGATTCGGCGGCAGTCTTCGGCGTGGTCTTGGCCACGGCTGCCGCGGCGCTCAGGGCCGCGTTCTTCGCGGCGCTGACGCCGTGGACCACGCCCTCCTTCTTCAGGGCGTCCACGAGCTGTTGTCCCGCGAGGCTCGCGGACGTGATGTTCTGGTTCTTCCACCAGCCGTAGATCGTGCCCGCGATGCCGATGACGCCGAAAACCGAAGCGCTCACCTGCTCGTCCGTGAATGGCAGCGGATTGATTCCGGCCAGACTGAGACCGGCGTTGACCAAAGCGTAGAGGGTGACAACGATGGTCACGCCGGCCTTGACCCGTTCGCCGGTCAATCCGGGAAGATTGGTGGTTTGTTTTTCGTTGGCGTGTTCCGCCATGATTGCCTCCTTAGATATGGCAAAGGCCACCTCCGAGGAGATGGCCTTGAAAAATGATTGTCAGCGCAGGTGCGCGCCGTGGTTGAAGACGAGGACGAGCGCACAGAGGATGCAGAGGATGCCGATGGACGTCATCGCTCCTCCAAGGTCTCGGGTGCGACATCCGCGCGCAATTCGTCCGGTAGATGCGGCTTCGGATGACGTTTGAGGAATTCCGGCTCGATGATCTCGCAGAACAAGCCAAGCCAATGGAAAAGGTCGCGGGTGTAGGCCGTGAGCGTGAAATACTTCCGCTGCTGCGATTCCAGATGCTGTATCTGCTCCTCCTGCGATTCGACCTGCTCGCGCAAAGGCTTGATGACTGAATCGGTCAGAATGTCGCAGGCTTGGGCGGCTATCTGCGCAGTGTCCTTGCGACGGCTGGAGATGGCGCCGATGATGGCTCCGACTCCTCCGCCGCCGACCAGTGCGACGATCACCGCCGTCCAGAATTCCTGGCTTGAGAAGAGGTCGAGCGGTGGCATCAGTCCTCGGCTCCGTCACTGCGCCATGTCTTGATTTCGGTGACTTGTGCGAGCTGGGTGGCGGTGATGGTCTCGCTGTCCTTGGTGTCCATGTCCGCGATGGTGGCCTCGGTGGCCTGCCGGTCCGTGAAGGTCGCGGTGACGCCACGCTGATAGTCAGTCCATGTCTCGCCGTCAGCGTCCTTGTGGTCGAATGTCAGGCCCAAGCGCAAAAGCTGGTAGACGATGCCACTCTTGGGTGGACGCAGGTCGAGGATGCCGTCCTGCACGTCGGCAGCGGCGGCATTGGTAGCGGTGGTTTCATCGGTCATTTTTCCTCCTTGTGTTATCTGGTCACGATTTCGCGGCCGTCGATGTAAAGCTTGCCCGCGGCCGGTCCGGTGGCGAGCGTATGGTTCCCTGCCCATTTCAGGCTCCAACCCGCGGCGGAGAGTCTCAATCCCCAGCCCTGGTCGTTGGTGAACTGCAGGCCGCCGGCGCCGATGGAGATCTTGCCGTATTTCACGGTCTCGATGTTCAACCCACCCGAAGCCGAGCATTCGATGCTCGACCCGTCCGGAGCGGTGATGCCGACGCCGGACTTGCCCACCTGGATGTGGTAGGTCTTCGACGTGTCGGCGGTGGGCTGGACGGTGATGTTGATGCCATCCTGCGAAAGCGACAAATAGCCACTGCCGGTGCCGTCATCACCAGTCACCTGGAATCGATGCTGATTGATGCGCGTCAGGAGATTGCCAGAAGCGTCGAGCAGGTCGAAAGTGCCGTTGGTGTTGACGAGCGCGGAAACGCCGGTGAACTTGCCGTTTGACCGTTTGCCGACGCGCACACCGGACGCGGTGAAGTTGATGCAATCCTCAAGGCTTCCGACGCGGGATTGCGCGTTGGTCGCGTGCGAGTCGGCGGTGTTGGCCTTGTTCTGCGCGTTCTGCGTCTCCACCTTGGTGGAGAACTTCACGTCCAGACTGTTGTTGTTCTGGGTGATCTTCGACGAGATCTCCTGCGTTACACCGCTCTTGGTGGCGTAAGTGCTCGCGACGGTGCTCGTGATGCTCTTCTCGCTCGCGGTAATATCGGATTTCGTCGCCAGACCGGATCCGTCCGCGCCCTTGTAATTCTCGACGACACCGAGTGCGATGGCTTTGGCATTCTGATTGACATAGGATTTAGTAGCGTAATCACCTGCGGGTTGGAGTCCGGTGACATCGACGCATACGACGTTCGCCACATACCACTGAGTCGTTAGGCTATTAAACCACTGTTCGATATGGAAGTACACGCATCCTCTGGATTTTCCGTCCGGACAGGTGAAACGCCATGTCGCGGCCATCCATCCATCGCTCAGGTTTGACGTCGATTCCGCATGTACAATGCCGTCCCAGGCATTTCCACTGGTCTGTGCGGTGTACCAGATACCAGCGTTCAGTGATATGTCGCCCTTGATCTTCTTGGCATGAGCGGTGATCACATATGTGTGGCCCGGTACCACCGGAAAACTGGTGGCGTTATTGTAATGGTCACGGCTTGCGAGCAGGTTCACTCCGCTCCCATTCGGCGCAGTGACGTTATTCACCCGAGAGGTGATCTGGGGCTTGTCGGGGTCGAAGGTCGGATTGACCCACAGGTTCGAGCCACGGCCATACGTCTGACTTACAGTGGTCTTGAAACCGTTCAACGACTGTTCCACGCTGCTCGCCCGACTCGACGCGTCGGAAGCGGTCTTCGCGACCTGCGTCAACGTGGCCTTGTTCGAGTCGGCCGTGGATTTCACCGTGTTGACGGTCTGCACGGTCGAATCCAACGTCCTCACGGTCTCCGACAGTTTCGAGGACAACGCGCTGGCCGTCTGCTCCACCGAGGACGCCTTGCCCATCGCCCCAGTGGCGGTCTTCGCGACCTCCGTCACCTTGCCTGTGATTTCGTCAGTCTTCTGCGTCAGGGCGCTGGTGGTGGCATAGGAGGACATGCCGCTCTTGGACTGGTATTTCTCCGACACTTCGCCGCGGATCTGGTTCGCCGTCTGCGTCAGTGAGGAATTCGTTGCGTAATCTCCTGCGGGTTGAAGTTTTTTCTCTAACTTCCACCGGTATTTAGGACATGCATAGATACCGACGTAGATGCTCGCAGCAGTCGATGCAGTCGTAAATTCAAGGCTTCCAGCCTTACGGATTGTAACATTTAAAGCAATGTTTATATACTTTCCCGAAGCGTCGAACTGACTGATACGACCTGTAAAACCCGTCGTATCAGGCATCGAGTCGTATGCAGTCAGAACATACGTAGAATTGGCCGAAACCGCAATAGGATTCTTGGTAGACACGTCGCCGACACAATTGCCATCGGGTTTGCCGGCATACGGATTAACTGGAAGACCAGTGGATTCATTCACATAACAGGCGATGAGATCATCCACCAGCAACAAATTGGTCCCGCTGATGGTCAGATTGCGAACATCGTCTTTAGTACTGTAAGTCTCAGACACAGTCGTCTTGAACCCGTTTAGATTCTGTTCCACAGTAGAGGCTTTGGACAACGCATTACTGGCTGTAGTGCTTACCTGACTGATAGTGGCCTTATTGCTGTCAGCGGTACTCTTAGCTTCATTGGCTGTCTTGACGGTCGCATTGAGTGTCTTACCCTGTTCAGTGATCTTGGTCGAAAGACCGTTGGCGGTCTGTTCTACACTTGTCGCCTTATTGAGGGCGCCAGTGGCGGTCTGGGAGACTTTTGATACTTCGGCGGTGATGCTGCCGGAGGTCTGCTTCAGCGCGCTGGTCGTGGCGTAGGCGGACATTCCGTCTTTGGTCTGGTAGGTCTTCGCGACAGTGGATTTGAAACCATCGAGGTTCTGTTCCAGACTGCTGACACGATTCACGGCACTGTCAGCAGTGGTTTTGACCTGTGAAATGGTCTGTTTATTGCTGTCGGCGGTGCTCTTCGCCTCGTTCGCAGTCTTGACGGTCGCATTGAGTGTCTTACCCTGTTCAGTGATCTTACTGCTAAGGCCATTAGCAGTCTGTTCCACTGTAGTGGCTTTGGACATTGCACCGTTTGCGGTCTTGGAGACTTCAGTGACCTGAGCTTTGATGGAATTCGCAGTCTGGGTAACAGAACTGTTGGTTGCGTAATCTCCTGCTGGTTGAAGATCTTCAGGGGCTGGAGACCAATCGGTTGGTTTGGTGCCTTTTTCGAGTTTTATTTTTCCTTTGAAAATGACTGGGAATGATGATCGCATTGTAACTGCATTAGCAGGACTTGTAAATACATACTTCCATGATGCTTCTGTAGCACTATATGCACCAATTGGACGTGAAATAAACTTCCCATTTTCATCATAAAATGCTACTGAAATATAGCAACCGTTAGGCGTTGTAATTGAACCTGAAATCGTATACTTTGTATTCCGTTCTGCTGAAACCGGAACAGTATAGCAATGATCATTTTTTGCAGCATCGAATCCGACATTTCCTACAGAGTCAATACGGCCTGGTTTTACACCGGTAAGAACAATTCGATTCGTTCCACCAATCGTAAGATTATTGAAATCAGTTTTAGTGGTATACGTCTGGCTGACAGTCGTCTTGAACCCGTTGAGATTCGCTTCGAGATTCGTCGCCTTATCGACGGCACTCTGTGCGGTCTTCGCAGTAGACGAAATACTGGCGCTTAGAGAGTCCGAAGTGACTTTCAGGCTCGTCTTCGTCGCATACACCGCATCGTTCTGAGCCTTCGTCTGGTAGTTCTTGGACAGATTCAGAGTCACGGCATCCGCGGTCTGCTGAGCCTTCGACGCGGCGGTCACGGCGCCATCCGCCGTCTGTTTGACCGATGACAGTGACGAGGATATGGAATCACTCGTGGCCTTCAAATCCGCCTTCGTCGAATACTTCTCGTCGCTCGCGGCAGTGGTCTGGTAGTCCTTGGACAGGGTCGCGCCGAAACCGTCCGCCGTGGCCTGCGCCTTGGAAGCCGCAGTCACGGCACCATCGGCGGTCTGCTGCGACCTCGTGATATTCGCCTGCAAGCCGTCGGCGGTGGCCTTAAGCTCCGTCTTCGCGGCATACTTTTCATCGGCATCGGCGGTGGTGGTGTAATTCTTGCTCAGGTTCGCGCTGATGCCGTTGGCGGTCTGCTCCACCTGCGACACCTTGCTCATGGCATCCGAAGCGGTCTTCGTATTCTGCGATACCGTCGAGCTGAGGCCGGTCACGGTCTGCTGCAAAGAGGTCAGGCTCTTGACCGTGGTCTGGCCATCCGAAGCGACACCCTCGATACGCGTGGACAATTCGCCCAGCTTCGTCGTGTGCCCGTTGACGGTCGTGGTCACGTCACTGATCTGCCCGGCCAGCTGGTCGCCCTTGTCGCTCGCGGCCTGAGCCTTCGCATCCACACTGGCGATGCTCTTGTCCAAGGCGGCCTTGTCAGCATCCACCCTCTGCGAGATTTTGCTCGCATCGGCCTTGACCTGCTCCGCCTTCGCATCCACGTTGGCGATGCTGGATTTGAGAGCAGCCGTCTGCGCCTCCAAGTCGGACTGCGCCTTATCCGCCTTCTTGTCCACGTTAGCGATCGCATTGTCGGCGGCCTGCTTGTTCGCATCCATCTCCGCTTGCAGGTCGGAGCGCGCCTTGTCGGCTTTGGCTGCGGCATCCTGCGCCTGTTTGCGCGCGTCGTCGATGCCCGTCTGGGCGTCCTGACGGATCTGTTCGCCCTGCTTGATCGCCTCATCCGCCTTCGCGGCGGCGTCATCGGCGGCCTTCCGTGCGTCCTGCGCCGCCTTGTCGATTCCGCTCGTGTCCACCAACGGCAACTGGTTGCCGTCCCGGTCGATGCGGTTCGCGCCGTCCTGCGCGCCATCGCCGATGATGACGTCCGTGTCACCGCCTGTAGGGATGCGCACGGTGCCGACCTTGTGCGTCTTCTGAGTCAAGGCCAATCTCATGGCCTTCATCCCAAGGCTCAGGCCGAGGACATTATCATCGGGATTCAATTCGACATGAGAAGTCATGCGTACCTCCGAAAAATTCAGGCCATGGGATCCTCCATGGCGTCGAAAATCAAGCTCACTTTGTCCGATTGGTCGCCGCTCATCTGCATGAGACGGCACTCGTAGACGCCGTCGGAAAGCGATGGGAAGCCTTGGATGTCGAGGCGCATGGTCTCGCCCGGCCAAAAGCTCCCGAGTGGATGCAATGGCGTGCCGTCCACGCTCACGTCATTGGCGTGCAATTCGCCTTTGATCTGCATGAGCGGCGCGTGATTCGCGGCAAGGACGCCGTCTGCATGCTGGCGCAGCAGGTTCGTGTCGGCGGCGTCCGTGTCGCTGTAGGTCATCTCACGGAGCGGGAATGGCTCATGATTGCCGTTGACGAGGCTCAGGTCTTCGGACAGGTGGCAGAGCTGCGCCTTGTCCGTGCCAGAGCCGGACGCGTAGACACGGTGCACGGCGCCCAAGTGGTCGATGGTCATGTTTTCCAAGGTGCCGCCATACGGACTGCTGGAAAGCTCGAGGATAGTGTCCTGCGCGATGTTCGGATCCGCGTCACTCCCGGCGAGGAAGTCGAAGCGGATGGTGTCGCCGGAGAGTTTCGGACGCAATTGCAGGTCGGGCCCGTTTTCGACGTTGGCGATCTTGTCCCACACGTCGGAGCATTTGAGATTCTGGATGTCCCAGCTGTCATATTCGCGCTGGTGCGAGCCTTTTTCGCCCCTGTAGTGCCAGTCGATGGGCAGTCCGCCGCCCGGCTTGGCGGTGGTGCACAGCCACCCCGCCTCCGCCGCGATGGCGCGCAAGGAGAGATTGTTGAAGTTGATGACGTCGGTGCTGGTGCTGCCATTGGCAGTGCCGTAGACTCCCTCGCGCACCAGATACCGGTCGCCCAAGAGCCCGTAAATGCTCGTCAGGCTGAAGTCGGTGTCGAGTGGCCCGTCCTTGCGTTGTCCGATGAGGCCGCACAATATTGGTGTGCCGATGGCATCCTCCGAATCGAGCGGACTCGTCCAGCAGAGTGCGACGCTGCGCCGGTCTGGCGCTAGGAGCCGTGAGCGTTCGCCTGGCGAATTGGCCGGCACCGCGGTCCATGGCACCTTGAGACCGCTCACCTCGTCCTGTCCCACACCCTTGGATTTCGTGGTGGAAAGCGATGAGTCGGCCACACTGACCGACCAGCTGAAATTCGGCAGGTCGATTGGACACAAGAGCTGTCCGCTGATCGTATCCACGATATACGCGCGCCAAGCCATGAGTGCGCCTCCTTAGCCGACGTTCACGCCACGGTCCCACACCTCGAGCGTGCGGCCGGGGTAATTCTCCTTGCCGTCGCTGTGACAGATGAAATAGACGTTCTCGCCCCACGTGACGCGATGGTTGCGGGTGCGCACGGTATGCCATCCGGCCTGCAATTCGACCAGCGCATTCAAATGCACCTGCTGCCACGCGCGGGACACTTGGAATTGGCCGCCGCCACCGGAGACGTCCTGCCCGTCGACCTGAAAGCCGACATACCAGCAGGCCATCTGTGTGGCGTCCTCGGTGGGCTTCTTGGGATTGTCGTGTCGGCAGGCGGCCGCCGTGGCCGTGTACCTGAGCTCCACCAGCCTGTCGGTCGGCAGATAAAAGCTGGTGTCCTGCTCGAAATAGTCCTTCCCACCGTCGCCCATGTTTGCGGGACCCTCGTAGTTTCGGACGTTACGCGCAATGAGACCCTTGCTCGCGCCGTAGGGCATGGCGTAGCGTTCCGCGCCATCCGTACTGCACGATTTGGTTTGTGTCATGCCGGCGGGCACGAGCATGGCCGCCAAACGCACCACATCGGACGGCACCTGGTCGAGCGGCACGTCTGGGTCAGCGGCCGGCGTGCCCTGAGTGACGCCGAGCACCACCTGATTGTCCGCGTCTCCCTTGTCGAGGTCGTGGGCGCGGAGCCAAATCACGTCGTATCGGCTCAATCCGGCGTTACCGGCGGCGACTGCGGGAGTGGCGCCGCCCGGCCAATAAGCGAGCACCGCCTCGCCCTTCTGGCCGTCAGGCTGAATCAATGCGGTACCGGCGCTCACCGTGTAGGTGAGCCCTGTGCCTCCGGTCACGGTAAGCCCCTGAATGATGCCGTCACTGGCCCACTGGGCGCTGATGATATGCCGATGCACCTGAGGGCTGACGCCCTGCGATTTCGCGTCGGGACGAATGCCTAAAGCCGTGGTCATAAGTGTTGCACCTCCGAATCGGAAAAACGTTTAAATGTAGGTGTCATGGCTTGAGCAGCTGACCCACCCGCTGCCTGCGGTGGCGAGATTGACCGTCAGACTCTTGCCGGCCGGTATCGTCATCCACCCGCGCTGTGATAATCCGCTGGTCACGTCCACGCCGCCCATGGTGGCGGTGCGGGAGCGGGTGTCCAGCAATACTGGTGTGCCGGTGTGGATGGCGCGTGAATAGGCGATGGTGGAATTACGCCCGTCGCACGCCAAGCGGAGCGTGCAGCCATCAGGCCACTCTCCGCACAAGGTGTAGGTCGGATATGCGCGGCTAGTGCCCTGATTCGGCAAGCGCATCACCGTCGCACCATCCGACGCCACGCCATACTGCAGCGGATATGCCAAGCCACCATTAGCCGCGCCGTAGCTCAAGCCGCCCGACTGCACCACCGACGCGCGAGCCTCACCCGAATGAGCCAGCGTGGACAGGCGTTCGGGACGCTCGAAGACGATGGTGATGGTCGAATCGGCGATGCTGCCGGTACGATAATCTGGCTGCTGAGTCACAGTCAGATAGCCGCCGGCACAGTAGGTGTCCTCGGTGCCGTCGACCACGCGCATCCTGACCTGACGATGCACGAGTCTGCGCACACTGTCCGTCAAAGCGAGCAGCGCGTCACGGCTGGAAGCGTTGGCATTCCAATGCAGGGTGACGGTGCGGCTGGCGTAGGAGATGTCATCCTCGCTCACGTCGTGTCCACCGTCGCCCTGGCCGCGCGCCGTCACATTGACTTTCGCGGCGGGAGTCGACCACCAGCCCTCGATGCCGCCTTTCGCGATGCACAGGCAATCGAGATCACCAGAGCCCTCGAAGCGCACCGGCTCCAAGCCGGAGGCCGACAATTCCGCAAAATAAGCCACATCGGCCTCCTTTATCGCAATTGGTGTCGCGCTGTGCGCACCAGGATTGACGCATCAGCCCACGGGTCCGAGCGCTCCGGGATGCTCACATTGAGGTTGACGGTCCTATCGCCCTTGTCCTTGACATCGGAGCCGAAGACCTTGAGGATTTGCTCGCGCGTCAAAACGAGCTCCGGCTGCTTGGTCTCGTTGGCCACGAGATGCCGTCCGGGAGGCAGGATGCCGCCGCGATCGTACAAGGTCGGCCTATCGTCTCCGACGATGCCGCCGAGCGCGTAGCCGCCCGCACGATTCAAGGCGGAAAGACTGCCGTAACGGTGCAGCGCGTAATTGACACCGGCATAGATGTTGGCGAGCGGATCCGTGATGCCACGGGACCTGTATTGTCCCGCGTAGGCGGCGAATGTTCCAGGAATGGTCTGCATCAGGCCCTGCGACGGGTGACCGGCCCTCGCATTGGAGTCCCAATTGTTGATGGCGTTCGGATTGCCGCCGGACTCCTGATTCATTCGACGCAGCACGGTGTCGGCCCAGCTTGCGGGCTGGCCCAATTCCTTGAGCACCTGCAGGACTAGGCTCCTCCAGCGTTCCACGCCGCCACCGACCGAACCATGATATTGGCCCGCCTCGGATTTGCTGGTCCACTTGGATGCCAGGTCGGACGCCATCGACTTGACCTTGTCGACAAGAGCCGTAGCGGCACTCACCGGCAGTCTGCCGACCATCTGGCCGAACTGGCCGCCGCTGATTCCCGCCACCTGCGATTTCACAGGCGTGAGAATCTTCGACGTGACCCAATCCACAGGATTCTTCACAAAGGCCTGAGCGGTCTTGGACAAATCCTCGATGAATTTCTTTGCTCCGGACGCCGCTTTGCCGGCAGCCTTTCCAATCTTGGAGGCAATGCCGCCTTTGGCGAAGCGTTGGACGCCATCAAGACCCATGTCATCGCGGACGGCCTGAACACCATGGTGGCGAGCCAAAGCGTTCCAGCGGTAGACGTTCTCCGCGCCGACGGCCTTAGTCCATTCCGGCACCATCCACGCCTCGCCCGGCGAGGTTATCGCCGGGATTGAATCGACACCGGGAGCGTAACCGGGGTTGATGCCGCCGACGGTGCCGCCGGTTGCGAACTTCACCGTCGGAAGGGAGAGTTTCAGGCCGACGGCGCCGGCCACCGAATCCCATACCTTCTTGATGCCGTTCGTGTACACCGTGTTGACGACGAAGGCCACCGGAGCCCTTGCGGCCTCCTTGACCTGATCCCAGCTTCGTTTAATCCAATCCTTGGTGGACTGGAAGGTCTGGCCGATGGCATTGACGGCATTGGAGATAGGAATCTTCACGTTGTTGTCGAACCACGTGCCGACCGAGCTGAAGACGCCGGTTATCCGGTCTTTGGCCGTCTGGAAAATCGACTGGAAAGTGCCCGGAATCCCCTGGAAGAAGCCGGTGATGGAACCGGGAATGCCGGCAAACCAGTCACATACCACCTGCCACTTGGATTGCACCCATTGGCCAGCGGAGTCAAAGAAACCGCCGACAGCGGCCGGAATACCCGAGAAGAAACCTCCGATTGAGGATCCAACACCTGAGAACCAGTCGCAGATGCCCTGCCATTTGGCCTCAACCCACTGGCCCGCCGAATCAAACCATCCACCAATCGCCGATGGAATACCGGAGAAGAAGTCGCCGATCTTCTGACCTGTGGTCCCGAACCAGTCCTTGACACCGTTCCAACGGTCCTCGACCCACTGGGCCGCGCCGTCGAACTTCGATTGAATCTTGACCATCAGGTCGCACCAATTGGTGTTGATCCAATCGCCGGCGTCGCCCCATGCCTTCTTGATGCCGGCCAGAGTGTCCTGCTGGGCTTTGACCTGCGCTGCCGTATTGTCAGCCTGTGCCTGCCCTGCCTCGGAGAACGCGCCTTTGATGCCGTTCCAAGCCTTGACTCCGGCATCGCGTTGGCCGGAGCTCATCGAAGCTTGCGCGGAACCGGTATTACCTGCGAACCCCTGCTCGTCGGCTTTCTTTCGAAGGCTTCCGAGTTTGTTCGTTCCGGTTTTCGCGGCACCCACGGCCATTGATGGCCAGTTCAGCGGATTCAGGTTGTGTTCCCATGTGGAGTTCTTGATTCCGAGGAACTTGTTGTTTTCCTGTGCGGCCTTGTACCGTTTCTGGTAGTCGGCGTATGACTTGTCGCCCTCGCTGAAACCGGGAATTTTGTTCAGTTGACTCCATGCCCACTTAGGAGTGCCTTTTTCGACGTTCTTCGCAGCTGAAAGCATTGCGGTTCCACCGGCTGCGATTCCAACCTTGCCGACGGTAAGCTTTGACAGCCATTTCGGAGCCTTCAGCCCGCCGAGGAACTTGCCGAACGATTTCAGCGCGTTGCCAGCGGTCTTGATACCTTTTCCGGCGATGCCGAAGCCTTTGCCGATATCCTTGGCGACACCGAAGATGTTCTTCAGTATCTTGAATCCTTTACTACCTAACCACAGGTAGATGGCCGTATCGAAGATGGTGCCCTGCTGGTCAGCGGACAGACCGTTCCACGCCTTCTCGATTGATGCGAGCAGGTCGAGCAGTGGCTTCAGACCAGCAAGCGCCACATTGGCGGCTTTCAAGGCCTTGTTCAAGTTCGACTTGTCGCCATCCGCCGGGGTGTTGAAAAATTCACCCAATCCGGGAAGGTTCTTCAGCACCTCGCTGGCGGAGTCGCGGATGCCGAGGAGGCTGTCTTTGAAGTCGATGAGTGTCTGGCGGTCTGCGTTCTCGAAGGCACGGTTGAACTCGTACGAGAATTCACCGGTCTTGATGAAATCGGTGAGACCTTTATACCCCCACCGAATCCGCTGGTAAGCGTCTTCGATGCCCGCATACGACTTCTTGTCGATGTGGAAAGATTCAGCCAATTTTTCGTTGACTTTGCCGGTCTCGACGAATTCCAATGATCCGGAGACCGCCTTGGCCACAGCCGAGCCGACATCTCCGAATTTCGCCGTAAAGCTGTTAATGACGCCGCTGATGCGGTCGACACCGAACGCCTCGATAATCTTCTCGATGGCCTTCTGGACGCGGTTTTTCGCGTTCTCCATCGCAGTGCCGATGCCCTGTGTGGCGTCTTTTGCCTGCGTCGTAAATGATGCGTACGGCCCGTAGCCGTCCTTATTGAGCTTGACGAGCGCCTTATTGAAGTCCTCGAAGGTGACCTTGCCACCCTTCATCGCCTCATACAGGTCGTTCTGCTTCGCGTTTGCGCCAAGGATGCTCTTGGCCAATTGGTTCATCTGGCCAGGCATTGCATTGACGACACTTCGCCATGCGGCGGCATCGACCTTGTTCGCGCTCAACATCTGGTTGTACTGTTCGATGGCGTTGGCCTGCAGCACTGTGTCTTTGCCGCCGGCCAGGACGGCATTGTTGAACGCCAATGCGATGCTGGTGGCCTCGTCCAGATTCTTGGACAACGGAGCAAGCTGCTGGACCATGCCGATCATGCTCGATGTGGTGGTCGGCAGGCCATCAATGCTGGCGCTGATGCGTTTGATGGCTGCGGCAGCGTCATTCGAGTCGTACCCCAAATTCTTCATGACTTTGGGGAAATTGTTCATCGTGTCGGCGCGTTTAATGGCGCCTTCCACATTGCTAGTGATGATGTTTGAGACTTTGCTGAATGCCGACTGCGCGAACCCGCTGATGGCTCCGAACTTCGCGGCTCCCCACGCGGTGAAGAAGCGTTCGGAATCTCCGACTCCCCTTGCGGCAGTGGTAGTGACGCTTGATTGCATGCTACGGAAGGAATTGATGGCATTGCGCGCCGATGCCGCGGCGGACGCGAAAAATCCCGACTGCTTGGAAGTGCTCGCGTTCAGATTCGTCTGAGCGTCGTGGAGCTGCGTCTGAGTCTCCTTCAGACCTTCGCTGGCGGCTTTGAGTTGTTCCTCAGCCGATGTGACGGCTTCGGTCTTCTGCCTCGCCTTGCTCCTTGCGTCGTTGAGTCGCGCCTGGGCGTTGATGGCCCGTGAGGAGGATTGTCCGCTTTTGACGATGGTTTCCTGCAGTTTGACTTCGGCGGCCTGTACGCGCAGGTCGGCGCTTTTCTGCTCGTCGCGCGCCTTCGCGATCTGCGACGTGCACTGGCTGACCGCCTGCGCGGCCTTCTTCTCAGCCTGCTGCAGGCTCTTGACCTGCTCTGACAGCACGTCACGGCCAGCGGCCTGATTCATGGCGTCGGAGAATTTCTTGCCGGCATTCCGTCCTGCGGAGGTGGCCGCGGCCGTCACACCGCTGTTGAGCTTCGTGCCGAAAGCGCTCAGATTCGGGAGCACATCGATCCATGCGGCTGTGCCAGCCATGAGACCACCCACTTTTCAGTTTTTCGATTGATCGCCCGTGACAAGCGCCATGAGCTCGCTCCGCTCCTGCGCGTGTAAGGCCTTGCTGTCGACAGACGACTGTTCGCGTTTGGACTCAGCCACCACGACAGCCGGAGGCTTGGTGCGAGGCCTGATGTCATCCTCTTCAAGGGGATGCTCCACAAATGGAGCGCACTGGGTGATGGTTAGCTGGATGTCACGGAGCATGTCGCCCAAATCGTGCAACAGCCATTCCGACTCACTCCAGCCATCACCAGCCAAAGCACGAAAGAAGACGTTGTCCGGCGGCATGTGGATTATCAGCGCATGCAGTGCGCGGAGGCTCAAACGTTTCTGCCAGAACTCCTTGATCGGGTCACGCGGCGCGTAGACCGCGCATAACGCGGCCTCCAATTCCTCCGCGTGACCATCACCATCAAGGAGCTCTAAAGCGTTGTAGGGTTTCCCTCGCTGTCCGTCTCATGCACTTCATCGGCCGCGTCGTCGAGCAGGAGGAAAAGCAGGCTGATCTGTCCGCCGGCCTCGATGAAATCATCCCACTGGGCGCCGAGCAGCGCTTTCGCCAAGTCGAACTGGTCGTCGGACTCCTGCGCCTTCGCGAATGCCTTCTTCTCCTCATTCGACTGGAAAATTGGAGCGTGGATGCGGAATTCCTTCGCATCCGGCTCGTCGTCGATGGTGAACTCGATCCACTCCCGAATCTTCGGGTGGGATTCAAGATACTTCGCCTTCACGGCCTTGAGGCTGCGGACCTTACGCTTCTTGTTGTCGGTCATTGTTCAATCCTTTCAAAAAAATCAGTGTTCCTTTCGGCGAGAGAAGAAGGGAAAATCCCGCACCGGTGAAAGGAATCAAAAGCCCGGTGCGGGAAGAATCAATGTCAGTCGGCGACCGGCTGTGACTCGGAGGACGCTGCCTGATCGGACACCGGCTGCGACTGGGAGACATCAGCACGAAGCGCGGCACCGGCCTTGGCGATCTTCTCGCCCTCGTAGAACACCTTGCCGGTCTTCGGATCCTGGAAGAAGGTGAAGGTCTGGTCCTCACCCTCGGCGTCGGAGCGGTTCTTGGTGTTGTCGCCCTGATTGGTGACCTTGACGCGATACCCGGCCTCGATGCGGTAATGTGCCGCGTCGCCCACACCGTCCTGACCGATCCAGATCAGGCGGTAGTACGGGAATTCCGTGGTTTTTTCATCGGTGAATTCGAAGCCCTCATCCTTGTTTTCCGGCCACTGGGAGACGGGCAGGCCATGAGCCAAGGCCTTGACCCACGCGTTCATTTCCAGGAAGGTGAGCTGCAGGGTGCGGGTACGTCCGGTGATGTCGGAACGCACCGGCTCCAGATCCTGCACCGCACTGGTGTCGGCGGACTCGATGCCGCGACTCATCTTCGCGCCATCAGTGCTGATGTAGCCCATCACCTTGAAACCCTCGGGCAGCTGATTCGGTTTGTTGGTTGCGGTGTCGAAGAAAGGATCCGGCATCGCGGTCGAATAGTCGGCGATAGCGAGCAGCTGAGTGCCCCACTTTCGCACGTTTCCGTTATTGTCATTGAGAATGCTTGGCACATCGGTGATGGCAGCCATCATTTCCTCCTTAATTGAAAAATCATTGTGGTCTGGTGTTGAGCGTGATCGTCGCCGTGCAACGGCGCACGTCAGGCATTGAATGACTCACTTCGGAAAATGAGGTGAGCGTTGAGGAGTCGACGTAGCCATATCGGTTTCCATCGCCCTGCAGCTGAGAGAGAGCGGTTTCGACCTTTCTTATGGTCGCGTCCATGGAAGTCCAATCAGCGGCGAAGATGTCGATGTCGACGGCTCTGCCGCGCGTGAATCCATCGGCGGTCGTGCCACCCGGCGCCGGAGAGACGATGACGGCCGGAAGGTTTGCACGCAGATTCTCCGGCACTTCCGCCGAAGCCTTGATCCCCGCCTTGTCTTGCAGCCATTGGATGATGATCGGCATCGGTTGCGGCCATGAGCCGCGAAGCGGAATCGCCATAATCAGCCACCCGCCTCGGCTATGGCGCGGCGAAGGTATCCCTTCTTCGGATAGATCCGTCCGTCGCCGTATTCCTTGGCGTCCGCATGCTCGTCACCGATGATGACTCGGGCATATGGTCTGCGCAGATGCGTCGGCGATTTCGTTCCAGGACGTCGTCCCTGCATGACGCGCACCGATTCGGCATAATGACGGTCGCCTTCCTTGAGGACGATGCGCTTCACGATCGGAGCGATGCGTCTGGCCTTCGCGTTCAGAGCGGATTGGACTGTTGGGTTGGACAGGACATTGCGTTCCATCCATTCCTTGTCGACCTTGAATCCCTTCATGGTCACCTCCCGTCATCGCGGCAGACGTTGACCTGCATGTTCCAGGAAGTTGGTGTCAATCCGCCATCGAGCGCGACAGGATCGCCAATCACTCGATATTCGATTCCCCTGACGATCACCTTGCAATCCCGGAGCGTTCCTTGATAGGAGCGTGGGAAGTAGAGCGACATGGAGACGAGCAATCCTTCCGGATTGACGCTTGTGGCGACATTGTCCTGTGTCGGCGAGCCGACCAGCACGTTGCCTACCGATTCCTCGGACCATTTGCGGATTGGAGTGTTGTAGGCATCCATTCCGGCGATGCTTGGACGGAGCACCTTGACGGTTTCACCGTGGATCATGGTGCCACCACCTTTCCGGTGCTCATGTCGAGGGCTCCCGCGAGGAGGCGTCGCCTTCCGCCAAGCTCCTTCTCCTCGCTCGGCCACAATCGGAGGTCGCCGGTGGGGTTCTGGAAGCTGTAGGTGGCTTGGAATGGTCCGGCGGTCTCGCTCATGCTGCTGGCTCCTGATGGTGCGCCATTGGAATCGGCTTCCATTGCGCGCCTAACGGCAGCGCAGCAAATGCGCTCACGGGTGAGGTTGCTGACCTTGTCCCATCTGCGATAGGAGCGGATCAGGTCGGACGCATACGCGATGAGTTTCTTCGCGCGCGTCTTCTCCTCGTCCGTGAGCGCATGCCATGAGGCTTCAAGATCGTCGACACTCGCGAAATCATCTGTGTCGGCCATCATCTGGCCTCTCAGTCGGTCACGGTGACCTTGACGGATGCCTTCTTGGAGCCGTCGGAAGTGGTTGCGGTGACGGTGGCGTTGCCAGCCTTCACGCCGGTCACGACACCGACGCTCTTGTCGGCATCAGCCTTGACGGTGGCGATGGAATTGTCGGACGGTTCCACAGTCCACGCGACATCCTTATTGGATGCGCCGTCGGGCACAACGATGGCCTTCACCGTATTGGTGCCCTTGGTCTTGACGCCCATGGTCTTCTTATCAAGGCTCACGCCGGCGACCTTCACGGTGTTGGATGCGGAGCCACCGGCGACGGTCAGGAGCGCGTGGGCCTTCTGGTCGCCGTACTGCAAGCCGATCTCGCCGTACAGCTGCACCTTGTCGCTTGCGCCGGTCTTGGCGAGCGGCTCGGCGAAGAAATGACCCTTGCCGGGGATTTCGAGGAAGCGCGGGGCGAGCTGTTCGAGGGACAGGACGAGCAGCTGGTCCTTCGGCATGTACGGGTCGAGCATGATGTTGAAGAGGCCGAAGTCGGTCTCGATGGTCTGCAGGTTCACGCCGCCGACGTTGCGGGTCTGCTCCTGATACTTCGCGTCGGTGACGAAGCAGCGGGTCAGTGCGCGCTTGAGCGTGGAGTTGACCACGATGGTGCGCGTCTCGGATTCGCGGATGCCGCCATTGTCCCAGGCCATCTGCGCGAGGTCGAGCACATCGTCCGCTGTCAGCTGGGCGGCGGTGTGCTCGGTGCTCATCACGTTGGTGGTGATGGCTTCGAGGAGGCCGCGGGTGCTCCGCGCGCTCTGGTTGTCGGTCGGATTGTTGTAATGGCCGGAGATGAAGGAGGCTTCCACGTCGCGTGCGATCTGCTTGAGTTGCTGCTGAATCTGCCAGCTCAGCTCGTCAGCGGGGATGGCGGTGCCGCCGACCTGTACTACCGGCATGTTGTCGGTGTTGCGCTGTCCGGTCGCACCCTGCCGCGTGTAGGAGACCTCGACGGCCTCCTGGTGGATCTCGACCACGTTGTTGGCGTGGAAGCGGGTGCGTTCCTCGCCCTTCGGCGCGTCGGCGCCCTCGAGGCGCTGGCGGTTGGCGTCTGGGTCGCGCAGGTCGTAGCCCTGCCATTCGAAAAGAGTGGACGTGGTGTCGATGCCACCGGTGAGTCCGCCGATGGCGGAGAGTAGCGGCGTGTCCTCGCGGCTTGCGGCGAAAAGCTCGCCGACGTAATTGGGCAGATTGTAGGTGTTGCCCTGTCCTGTGATTCCAGGCATGATGTCTTCCTTCCAGATTGGTGGTTACTGGCGCTTCGTGCCGAGCATGATGCTTTTGAGCGTCATGGAGGTCTGATAGTCGCCTTTCTTTTCGGCGGCTGCGATCTGCTCCCTGATGCTCATGCTTCCCTGCCCGCCCGGCTGGTTTCCCTCGCCGTCGAGCGGATGCCTGCCATTGCCGGATGCCGGCGGCTTCCCCTGTGTGCTGACGAGCTTGGCGACCTTCTCGGCTGTCTTGTCGATGCTTTCCTCGTCATCGCCGGTCACGAGGTCGGCGAATTCGGCGGGGATGCCGTGCTTGAGGCAGGCGTTGGCGACAAGGCCGGCGTGCTTCTGCTCCGCCAGCTGTGATTCGAGCTTGCGGTTGGCTTCGGTGGCCTTCTGCAGTTCGCTCTTGTTCGCTTCCTCCTGCTCATCGAATTTCGCGGCCTTGGCTTTCAAATCGTCGTAATCGGCATACTTGGCCTGTTCGCGGCGCAGACGGTCCTCGACGATGCGGTTGACATCGCTCTGGGAGAAGGTCTTCTCTCCTGCCGGCGGCTCGCCACCCTGCTGCTGTCCGTCACCGCCGGGTTCGGCCGGTGGCGCGACCATCATGATGTGACGAAGACGCATGATGAGGGATTTCGGCATGATGAAACGCTCCTTGTGTTTTCTCCGAATGTTTGAGGCCATCGTGGCCTTTTGACCAGGCATGACGGAGCCAGTGACCGCCCAAAAAATGGGATAGTGGCAGGTGCGGGACTCGAACCCGCGTTGTTTCAATGTCGTGGATTTACAGGCCACTGCCGTCGCCACTGGGCCAACCTGCCAAGAATGTGCTAAAATATATGAAGACCGGGGGTCCTCTGCGGCGTTGAAATAAAACGCAATGAGCGGAGGCGTGCTCCCGGTTGTTTCATTTCAATTTGATTTCCAATAAACCTTCACCGTCGAGAATGAAAAGTCTGCGGATTTTCCACTCACGATCGTTGTACTTCTCTAACTGGTGAACAAGCTTGTCTTTACGTTTCGATTGGCCAAGATCTATCACGAAACAGTCCTTGACGACATCGTGATTCTCTTTAGCGCTTCGAACGGCTTTGGTGATACGATCGGCGATTTTGCCAAAATCAGCTTTTGCCAAGGACTTCAATTCGCAAAGCTCGTTTGTTTCGATCCAACGGAAATCATTTGTCGCTGTCCTTTTTTCTATGTCTCTTGGTATCCATTCGACATGGTTCCCAAGATTCTGGAATCGTTCAAGGAACACGATTTCCTGCGGATATAACATATCGGTGGAGTGCGGAACTCCAACCTTTTCCTGACGCATGTACCATTCGCGATCGGTGACGCCAGCGAGTCCTCGCATTGAAAGCAGTCGTTCCTCGTTCTGCGCATGAGGCTGCTTCCAACCATCAGGGATGGCGGTTCCCGGACGGATTCCATCCGCGTATTTGCCCTTATGCTGTCGCATCGCGCGAAGGATATCGTCCACCGAATCGCTTCCGGCCTCATCCCTCGCTTTGAGATAGTCGTCGTACAATTCGTCGGGACGATAGCCCTCCACACGCGGTTTTTCATCCCATGATGGGACAATCTCGCAGTCGCATGCCGCATGGTACTTGTTGAACAAGCCTCCGGCCTTTTCGGCGCTTGCATAGACGAAGCCGCGTCCGGCGAGCATGGCACAGAACGCGCAGGTATGAAGTCCGGAAGGAACGCGTGCGAACCGGGGCCCATACTTGTCAAGCTTGGCTGCCGACCTGACGGTACTGCGACCGCCGTTACGCACTCCGACCGCGATAAGCCGATTCAGGTACGAGAGATAGGCGTTCGGATCATATCGCTCGTTGCCTTTGAACAGCATGCTTGCCTTCGCCCGAATCATGTCGGTCAAATCGTCATGTATAGGGTCGGCGAGTATCGGCTCGTATTTGTCGTCGAACCATTTCGACCGCATTCGCTTGTACCAGTCGGCTGCTGCGGTCGAACTGATGCTTCCATATTTGTCAATGATGGCGGGAACGAGTTCCAGCAGCATGTCACGCTGCTGTGCCGGTTCCATTCCCTGCAGCTGTTGCCACGCTTGGCCCATCTCCCGTTGTGCGAGGCTCACCGCCGTCTTCTGCGATTTGGTCAGAAGATTGATTTCCTTGCGGCTCGGAGTCCGGTTTGTCATTCCCGCCTCCGTTCATCCCGGCGAGCGCGTTCAATGCGCTTTTCGCTTCGGCTCGGCGCTTTTCCGATAGGAGTCTGGTGATTTGCTCGTCAGTGAAGCCGACTTCCTCCAATGCGACGGTCGTGTCGGCAAGCCAAGGGAAGGCCCCCACGAGTTTGACCATCGCGTCTCCGGCGTCGATGACGCTCGGCAGCGACGGATTGCGCCATCGTGCGGTGATGCCCGCCATCTCGTCGGTCACTTCGGTCGTATGGTCGCGAAGCATGATGATGTCCTGCGCGATACGACGAAGCGAAGCACCATACACGCGGTTCGCTGCCGAGCAGTCGATGACCAGATCCTTCTCCGCAGCATGCATCGCCTCTGCGCTCGATGGATTGTCCTGGATGATGCCGAGCGAGCTGACCGGCACATTCGTCTCCCCGGCGAATCTGCAGGCAAGCTCTCGCATCTGGTCGATATGCGGCTGCACGGACTGCTGGGTGATCTGCTCAAGCTTCGGCACGTCGCCATCCTCGTCCTTACCAATCATGTTCAATCGTCCGATGACGAATTCCCAGACTGGAATCGGATTGCCATCATCGTCCTTGAATGAATCGGGGTCGGCGCCGAGTAGGAGCCATTGCGGTGCCGAGTAGAATTCGGCGCTGACCTCGCTGCGCAGGACGGTGCGCACCGCGTCATCGGTGATGCTCATGACCGCGCGGTTGATGATCGACCTGCCGAAAGGCCTGTCGATGGTCGGCCTATAAGACAGCACCTCCACAGGCACACGGCCAAGACCATGCGTCCACACATCGTCCACGTACCATTCACGCCCAAGCTGGCAGGTGATGACTTGGAAAGGCGTCCATAGGCGGAATCGCGTAGGACGCGCGTAATCGTCGATGTCATCGATGGTGAGCGCCGCCTTGAGACTGCGCGTACGGAAATTCCACAGGGCGCTCGACCATTGCGCGCTGTGCGGAATGGTGAGCACAGGCGGTTCCCCAGCCGACTCGTCGCCCTCCGACACGGCCATGAAGACGCACGAGTGGATCATGCTGCTGCTGATCGCCATCGGCAGCTCGATGTCCCAGCGGTTAGCGGAGAGAATTGGATTCAGGTCGAAGGAATCGTCGCTGCTATTCGGACTGACAAAGCCATCGAACATGCAGCGCTCGGCGTGTGCATTGACTGCTTTCGCTGGCCAGCCGACCACCTCCTCGAGATTCCGCATGCTCGGCGGGATGGAGAAGCCGATGTCGCGGAGCCGATGTTTTCCATCCGCATACCGGGAGCGCAATGAATTGCGCGCGCGCTTACGGTTCCACACAGTGACGAGATTCGATAAAGTGTCGTGCAACGCCGGGTCAAGCCCTTTGATATCGGTCGGTGGATTGAAGATGATGCCGAGGTCGCTGAAATCGGTGACCGGAGCGAGCAGCGATGTCATGCAAGCCTCCTTAATCGTTGTTTCCTGCCTGGCTTGCGTTTCGTGGTGAATGCCCCATGCAATGCCAGAGTCGTAGCTTGCAATGGGCTTATTTCCACGTCGGAGCCCTTCTTGTTCCATGCGACCGCTCCATTGGAACCGATGTCGCGCAATGTGACGCCCTTCACGGCGGCAACCAGCTGTGGCTGGTCCTTATCACTCAGATGGGTGAGGGACTTGTCACGGATCATGTCGAGCACGCGGCCTGTGGCCTGTCCTAATTGGCGTGTGTCGGTGACTGTCACACGCACATGCCGTTTCTGCAGGTCGGGCACGATGCTCATGGCCGGCGATTGCGCGTCTATTACCACCGCAGCGGTCTTATTCCAGCGTTCCGCCAGCCAGTCGACGGCCCATTGGACTCCGTCGGTTCGAGTGGAACGGTATTCCTGTAGGGAGATGAATGCAGTGCCATCGTCGTGCTTGAACGCGAGTCCGATGGCCAATGCACTCCTGTCCGGCGGCATGTCCACGCCGAACGAGAGCAGGCCATCCGTTTGTGGGTCGGCTACCTCGGTAGCGTGCCATGCATCCTCACCAATGACCTCTGTGGCTGTCTGTTCGTCCCAGATGCCGAGCGCTTCACGTCGGAACGAGTCTTCTGCGAGGAGGTTGCGCATGCGCAGGATTGCTTCCTCGCTGGTGCGTTTTGGATATGACGGATTCGCTTTCGCCCACGCGGTCCTGTCATCCAGGTCGCAATCGCGGTCTGCACCGAGCTCGACGTAAAGCATGTCATCCGACTTGCCAGACAACGCGGTCGAACGTTTCTCCTCGAAGGCCTCGCATTGATCGCCCGGCTTCGGTGGATTGCCCATGAACACAATCAGCGGATTCGGACTTGTGTTCACGATTGGAATCAGGTTGTCCAACGCCTTGATGGTAAGAATCTGAGCCTCGTCGAACACTTCGATGTCGGCGGAGTGCAGACCTCGGCCGAAACCGTTCTCTCGAGCGCCGAACATGATGCGGCTTCCATTGGTGAAACGGATCTCCTGCTGCCCGTTTGCGCGGCGCACGGACTGCACGTATTTGGAAAGCTTCGGATTGCGGGTCAGGTCGCACATATCGGCGAACGTCTCATCGGAGGTGCGCGTATGGTGCGCGGTCCAGATGACCAGAGTCCCTGCGCGTCCGGCGCACAGGATGAATATCGCGGTTCCGACGGTGAACGTCTTGCCAATCTGTCTACAGCTGGACAGAACCGCGCCGCCGGACCCGCATGCGTACTTGCCGTCGGAGCGTTTTGCGAACAGAAGGTAGAGAAAGCCTTTCTGCCATAGGTCGTAATGAATCCCAGCCTTGACCGCCGCACCGTTGATAAGTTTGAAGTCGCTTGACGTGACGTCTTCCGGCTGCACGAGCCGTTGGGCGATTTCAGACAATCGACGCTCCGACATCCTCCGCCACCTCCGTCACGTCATCGTTCATGTCGAACAGGCTGCCGGATTCCTCGGCCATACGCATCCGTTCGTCGAATTCTGCGAGCTTGCTGCTGATCGACGGCAACGCGTTGGCCGGCGTTGATGGATCATGCAGAGCCTCACGAAGTCTTCCGACGATTTCACGAAGTGTGTCCTCGTGTGATCCATCCATCATGCGTTCGAAACTGTGACGGTCGATGTCTGCCGGATGTTCCCGTTCTGCAGTAGCTGGCGTCTTTGCCTTTCGTTTTGTTCTTGGTTTTGCTGGTTTCGGCGATGACTCGCCATCGTTCTTCCTTGCTCGGTACGCTTTCGCACGGCATGCGCCAGAACAGTATTTAGCTGGTTTCCCGCGTCCTGACGGCCTGAATTCCTTGCCGCAAATGAGGCATTTCACGACGTTTCGCCTCCCGTCACGTTTTACGAACCGTCACGTTTTAAGCTTCCGGGGAGATATCGGCCCTATGCGGCGGGGGACGTGTTTTCCGGACCGGGAGGGGATACCGCCCCTAGATGTCGATTTTCCGAAACGGCACGCCGGTGGGTGGTTTTGATTGCTGCCCCAGCTGACCGGCCATGAGCCGTCGCACTTCACGTTGTGCCCACTCGAGTGTATGCGTGCCTTTGACGGTGTTGCACCATCGATGTGTCGGTTCGGTGTTTGTCCAGGAATATGGATTTCCACCTCTTGCGATTGGGATGATCTCATCCACGACGAAGCTCCAAGGATCTGGATATTTGAGTCGCAGGTCGATTGGCTTTCCGCAGATTCCGCAGGTTCTTCCGCTTTTGACCGCTGCTTTGTGTCTGGAAACGAGCTGATTCCGTCGCGATCCGTTTTGTCTGCGAACGTTTGGCTTATATGATGTCATTCGTCATCGATTCGATATCAGTCTGTGACTTCGATTCCGAGACATTGGAGCGCTGAGAGGAAGTCCTCCTCGTAGATTCGCAGGCCCCACGCTTCCAAGGCATCCCCCCTGCTGATTTGCATGCCCGCCTGTTCTCCTTGGTCGGCTATGCGTGTGAGTTGATGTGCGATCTCTTCGAGGGCTTCTTTCATTTCTGCTCCTTTCGGCGTGTAATATCTATCTCGCTTGCATAACTTATGTATTTTTGATACAATAGTTTATGTCAACAGGAAAGGAGGTGAGCATGAAATGGACGGACATCGTGACCGCCATCAGCTCGGTGGCGAGCAACATCATCGCACTGGCGGCGCTCGTCATCTCGATACGGCGCAGGCCGCGTCATAAGAGATGACGAAAGGGTTCCGAGCAGACCTAGTGCCCGGAACCCCGGTTCCATCCTATTTCATGGCCATCATGAAGACAAGCACACTGTTTGCCGTATGCGGCATCATATGCGGACTGCTGTCCGCCATGCTCGGCCTCACGGGGAAACCATGGCAAGCCGGACTGTTCGGACTCGCGGCGGGCATCTGGTGCATCGCCACGCTCATCATGGACAGAAGGGACGGCGATGACGACTGAATACCTCGGCGTCAAACAGGTGGCCGAAAGACTCGGCGTCGCGAACGCCGCCGTCTACGACCTGCCGGAGCCGGACGTGCGCATCGGCCGCACCCGCGGCTGGCTCCCCGAAACCATCGACCGGTGGAACGCGCGACGTCCCGGCAGAGGCGTCGGCGGCGGCAGACCACGCAAACACAAGGAGCACGAATAAGCCGGAAGCCCGGAAAACGATTCCGGGCTTCCTTTGTTTCATGGGTGCCTTCGGCGGGATTCGAACCCGCGTCCCCGCAGTCGCAAGGAAGAGAATCCAATAAAGACTCGCGGCCGGTACGATCTACCACTGACGAAGGCATGGACAGGCGGTTTGAGCATCACCGCATCACGTAAGCGCGGGATTGGCTTGCCTGCCGCTGTTGGTGTATGCCCACTCTGACGAGAGTGGGCGGAGCGTGCCCGATATGCCGTTCGGACAGGACGGTGTTACGCAACCCAAGGAGTTAGGAGAATCCAAGGCGGATATGAAAAGGGTTCAAACCGTATGTCTTCGGTTTGAACCCTCTAATCCACTGACAATTCTGCGTTGCACTTTCGATTTTGTCAAATCGAATCGCGCCGCAGCACCTGCCGATGCACGTCCGAAAGCCTGTACAATGGCCGTCCCTTATCGTTCTCACCGGCCGGCTGAAGCCTGCCACGCTTACGCCATGAGCGAATCGTATTCGCATTGCACTGGAACCCGCATTCACGCAGCAGCTCCGCGCACTCCCCCGCCGTGAACGCCCTGCCCGATTCGATGCACTCCCGCAGGAAACCCAATCGCACATCGACCACGCGATAAGCGTTACCGCACACCGGACAGTCAACGCTTACCGCGCCGACCTCCGCACTCAGCTCCACGCCGCACAGAGGATTCAGGCACCTGCCGATGCCGTGCCTGGATGGCGGCACGTCGATGATGCCCAGCGTCTTGCGCACCACCCGCTCCCAGTCACGCCAAATCAGACCAATGTCCGGCAATCGTGAAAGACGATTGCAATCCGCGCAGATACTCAGGCATTTCAACACAGACGGATGAATCCTGCTATCGGCCCACGGCATGGCCGGCGGAGCATACAACCGCCGCCAAAGAGCGACAGCCAGATCATCGATCTCCTGCAGATGGTCAATCACAGACAACCTGACCGGCGTCGGAGCCGAAGCCAAATTGGTCCGGCCGGGCTGATGGCCACCGTAATGTGCGGTGCTGTCCAGAAACTCGCTCAGGGCTTGGATCCATGACGGATAGTCGCGGAGCCATCCTCTCATTACGGCATCGCACTTGTCACACAGCGTATTGCGCAGATTGCACTCACCGCCGCACACTCGGCACATGTCGGCGAGCGCTGGCTTGTTTTGTTTGGTTTGTGCTGGTTGTGTCTGGTTTGGTGTTGGTTGGGATTCGTTGTTTTGTTCGTTCATTTGTTCGATTCCCTCCGGCGGGTGTAGTCTGGTTTGTGGTGATGC